GCTATCCGCCATTTTGATTTGGCTTTTTAGCCCCGATTTTTCCTTCATTATAGGTTGGGTCCAGTAGTTCATTTAGTTTTTGTTTTAGTTCTTTAATTTGTTTTCTTAGCATCTCATTCTCTAATTCAAGAATTTGGTTCATCTTGATATAATAGCTTTTATTGTCTATGTAACTCATATCTTTTCTATTTCTTGTTTAACTTCTTTCCAATAATCAATAATATATGGAAATTCAGTATCTAAATTATTAAGTACTTCATCTGCCGTTATAATTGCACATTGTTTTGCACATTCATCTTTTGATTTAAGATCAAAAAATATAGCTTTTGTATCATTAAGTACATAAAACATTGACTCATATAATTTGTTTGCAGTATTTTTTGGTATCATTTTAAAAATGTAAAAGGTTTACTGGCAGCATAAAATCTTCGGTGATTTCGTACAAATCCAAGATTAAAAAATGATATGATTTTAAAATACGCTTTTGTACTTCGTTCATTCTGGCTATCTTAATTAAGATGTCCTCCTCCTTTTGCATTAAACGGATTGGATCATCCATTGTGCCTTTTCGCCATTTAGCTAAGTCTTTCTCAAATAGCGTTTGTCTTGCTTGTGCTGACTTTAATAGTTCTAATAAACAAGCTGCTCTTTTGTGTAGTACGAGTTGTTTTCCTTGATAAATTAGTTCCATAGTTTTAGGTTTAATCGTTAGAAATATAATTCATAAAATAGTACATATTGCCGTCTCCAGTTGAGTTTAATTTGCCACTGTTATAAGCAGCCTCAATTTGCCTTCTTTCATCTAAAAGCATTGAATAAACTTGTAATGTAATAGTCTTAATTGCCAATAGACTTTTCATATCATTTTCTTCAGATGCCATGTCTTCTAAGAAACATATTAATTGTTTTAATTGCGTTTTTTCCATAGTTGTAGGTTTAAAGGTTTTCTACTAATGCAGTTAAGATAAATCCTATTAATACGATAATAAAAACGTACATAGGTTTGATTGAGTCTTGTTCGTACTTGTTCATAGTTTAAGGTTTTAAAGTGATGATAATTGAATAACTCATGTTTGAGAAAGTAATACTTTCTACTGTGAACATAATTCGTTTAACTTCTTTGCCAAAGTTTGTAATAATGCTATCCCCTACTCTTGGTAGATGTGGAGCATTAAATACTTGTTGATAGTCTATGCCGTCTTGGGCATAATAGATGGTTGTTTGCCAATTCATAAATAAGGTTTTTGTTTTTAAAATAGGCTTCTCACCTTTTTGAGTGTTTGAGTCGTTTACACTTAACCGACATTGGTTCATTATTATAGAGCCTCTACCTATGTTACATCTCTATATGCGGTAATCAAGTCGCACCCCTTGTTTGATAAATCAAAGATATATCCACATATCTTATCCACCAAATTTATTAACAATTATTTTTAGGCTTTAGGATAATTTTAACACTTTGCTAAAGATTTTAGCAAATGATATATAATTATATAACAAAAAAAGGGATGTAGAAACACCCCTCGCATAAACCTTAATTTACTATGCAATATGAATTATGACAAATGTAATAAAAAACTCCCAGCTTTTTACACTGGGAGAAACCTAAGAACTATGAAAAAACAACATTACAAAGATACGACTCTATTTTGAGCCGTCTTGGAGCAAGTCTTTGTCGTGATTATCTACCCTTCTGTATCCTTCTTTCCATAGTATTTTGGTTAATGCTACACTTTTACGCACTATTTCAGCCTCACTATCCTCTGGGTTTAGCAAGTGCATGACTTCGTGGATCAATATCTCTAAATGCTTTTTACCTTTTAGCCTTGAATCAATAAGTATCTCACCATCGCTACAAGCAATGCCATGAGCCTTTTCTTTGCCCAGCTTCTTATATATAATTCTAATCTTAGGCATTAATGTTCATCTTTAAGCATCGCCAAATCTGGGCGGTCTATTTCTTTAGGAGTGTATTTGTGTCCACCTCTAACTTTTGCTAACGCTTTTTTTACTTCATTTTCTAACTCATAAATCTCGTTTAGTTTTGCAACTAAAATCCCCTCTTGCTCAAATAGTGTCATTTTTCCAAAATTTTTAGGTAACCTCATTTAATTTATTTTTTATGTTTTTTGCCCAGATTTGCTTTTGATATTCTTTCTTTATGTATGTCAGATAATTTATGTCCTTTTGTATATGCATTACCTAACATTCTTTCTCTCATTTTTTGCTTTGTTTCTTCAGTTAATTTTCTTCCTTTTAGTTTTTCTGATATTCTTTTCTTTACTTCTTCGCTTAATTTAGTTCCCCTTTTACCATTAGCAGTTTTTTCAATAGCCTCTTTTGTCCTTTTAATACCAAGATTTCCCTCGCCACCAGTTGATAAATTTGCTAAAATGCCATTATCAATTATTCTTTTATATAAACTTATAAACTCAATTTCTTTTTTACATGCTTCCTCCCATGTTATATTATCAAAAAGTATTTCTATTTCATAATCACAACGAGATGTTATTGATTTCCATATCTTGTTTCTTGCGTGCCAATCTTTTGCTCTTTTATAGTTTTTATCACTTCCTATACCAATATAAAAAGGCTCATTTTTATCAAGTCTTATATGTCTATAAACGTATGCCATTTCTAATAATTAATAGTTTCTTTAAATATATAGCGAAGTCTAAAGCCTCCTCGTAGGCATGGTTAAGCCATTGGTCTTGAGTTAAATCGTTTCTATCCATTGTTGTACCATATGTCTCAAGCCCTTTTAGTTCTCTTGCATTTATGTCGTTTATTACTTGTTCGGTTACTTGACTCATTAGTAGACTTTGTTTTTTATTATTCTTTTATTGTTTACTCTATAATCGCCAGACTTCTCTTTCTCTAATACCGCAAAGCCTTGATTATATTGGTCAATATGTTTACAATAGTCAACGTTAGGGTGCATTAAATGACCAGTAGTCCAACAAGTAAATATTTCTCCATCAAATTGGTTTTTAGTAGTGTACTCGCTTGTTCTATGAACGTGCGATGCAATAGCCGATTGCTTTACTCTATCATATAAAGTCTTAGCTGGGCTTACTCCGCTTCCACGTCTAAAAGTAGTATCTCCATGTATAATCGGTAAATGTCCAAATTTTACATGGTCAATATTCTTCAATGGCTTAATGTCAAATACATTTAATTGTAACAAGTCCTCTATCTCAAATAACTGCAACCCTAATAACTCTGGTGCTTTTGTTCTCATATATCTTTCATAACGAAACTCGTGGTTAGCATCTAAGTTATAGTAAATTGTTATAGATGGAAAAGACTTTCTAATGTAAGCTAACATTTCAATAATAGCTTCATGTTCTTCATCAAACTTTCTTACTCTTGGGTCTTTTTGGAAGTCGCTAATTTGATAAAAGTCGACTAAATCGCCATTAATAAACAAAGTATCAATGCCGTAATTAGTCAAGTAATCAAATGTAATATCTATTGCTTTTGGGTCGTGGAATGGCACTTGTATATCACTAATAAAGCCCATTTTTTTAATACTAACTGGTAGTGAAAATACTACCTTTTCTTCTACCCATGTAGGAGGTTGCACAAAGTTTGCAGAGTGTCTTGTAAAATCTTCTTTGTATGTTTTAACCGCAAGTGAATCTCTAAGAGCATTACCCATCTTGCCTCTATAATACCTAATAAGAGAGCGAATCGCCTCTGTATTGTCAAAATGGTTTTTGTTTTCCTTTAATATTAAAGATGCTAAAGTATGGGATGGCATCCATTGAGGATACTTCTCCAAGTAGTCAAGAATGATTTGACCAGTCATTGTTGTTTTTTTTCCAGCCATTATGTAGGTTTTTTGGTTTTTATGCCATACTTGACCTTATCAAGTCCGCCTCGTTTTCTCGTCTAATCACCAAGCCGTCTAATCCTTTACCCTCCCATAATCTTTTACTTCTCTCAATCTGCTCCGCTATCCCATCATAATCTTGTTTTGCTACCAACTCCACGATAGCTTTCATTTCCTTTCTTGACTCGCCATCTAACTTAGCACCTCTGTTATATACCATTGAAACTAAAGCTCCTCTTGTATCTTCATTTAAAGAATCTAATTGTGGGTATATCTTTTTTGTCATTGCGTAATACTTAGGTAATGACTTCTTAACGAAAACATCGTATGCCATATTGTATGGGATAACAACATTTAATACCTCGCCTCTCATCATTGTTTTAACTACTGGACCCTTAATACCACAAAAACGCTTTAATGCGTTAAGATAATTCAAATTCAGTCCTTGCCAGTCAGAAAATAATTGTTTCTCTGTATTATAACCAGCGTCCCACCCAATTCCAAACGTAAGTCCGCTTTCACCCCCAGCCCAAATAGGTTTTTGATAGCGTTTAGTATAAACATCTCTACCGCCTACCTCGTGCTGAATTATTAAATCTATGCTACGTTTTGAAATCATCTTATAACAAATGTTTAGCAAAGATAGTTACTAACACAATCCAAAGTGCAATTCCAAACACAAAGGCTTGTTTTTCGTTTTTAGTCATCTTTCTTAATTGAGAATTTGTCTATTGATGTAGAACCCATTGCGGCAATACAAACCGACATCACTGCCGTAACAATGTTATCTGATAGTGCTACCCCTTTAATTGCGTTAAGCAAAAGTGTTACACATAAAAAGAACGCACTCAACAAGGCGATAACTCGCTTTGTAGATATACTTCCTCGCTCGTCTGATAAAAGATTGGCTATCCATTTCATTTAAAACTTTTTATAAATACCTAAAGAATATTGGTTAGTTGTTGCGTTTAGCAAAAATAAGCCTTTTTTAGGCGAATAATACCCCAAGCCAACTCCTAACCCCAAATTATTGTCAAATGCCCTTAAATCGGTTAAAAAGCCCAAATAAATGGCACTCTTATCCTTTTTGGTTATAGTTGTAGTATTGTAAATCGTTTTATAGGCAATTTCAGCCTTAAATGCTCTACTTAGTATTTTGTT